TCTTTCATACCTGCCGTTTTAACAGCAATCCGGGATGCATCCACCGTGCAGCCTGCCATACCTTCATTGAGTCCGGAAGCCAGCGCTGCGCCCCCATTGGCCCCTGCTGTGCTGAGGCTGCTGGTCCAGGCCCCGCTGTCCACGCTGATACTCGGGATAGTAAAGTTAAAGTTATCCAGGCTGCCTGTCAGCCCTGTGGTATAAGCCGCTGCTGCTTCCGTGCCCGCTAAGGCGGCGCTGCCGGTGCCCACACCGCTAAAGGTACTGTCTACCATGCTGCCAGCTGCCACCTTGACCTTTGCGGTGCTGCTGGTAATTCCGGCTGTATAACTACTGACAACTGCTTCGCCTTGGCTGGACGTATCCGGGAACTCAAATCCACCGCCTGTAAACAGACTTTTTATAGCACTCCATAGACTCTTTCCGGTACTCAGGATACCATCAATTATCCCTTTGATAATCTGGATACCAACATCCAGCCAATTTGTGGTTAAAATTGCCTCGATCAGAGCCAAGATTAATTGTGGTACAGTAGCTATAAGCTGCGGTATCGCCTGGATAAGTCCAGATGCAAGGGATACCACGATCTGGACAGCCGCCTGCACTATGTTGCCCAGGTTTGCAATAATCCCCTGGATAAGGGAGATTATAAGCTGTATGCCGCTCTGGATGATCATAGGCAGCATCTGGGTTATTCCCTGTATCAGGCTCATAATCATCATTGCGCCAGCCTGCAAAATTTCTGGCAGGTTCTCAATTATGCCTTGTGCCAGGCACATAAGCAACTGAATCCCCATTTGCACCATCTGGGGCAGCATAGATATCAGGCCCAAGACTAAGCTGCTGATCAGCTGTACAGCCGCGTTTACAAGCATGGGGGCGTTTTGGCATATACCATTCACAAATTCCTGTACCAGCGCAAGGGCGGCAGATATGATCTCCGGAAGCCACTGCGCAATACCGCTTACAAAATTGGCCACTGCCTGAGCTCCTGCGTCCAGGAGATGTGGCAGCTGTGCAGTTACCCCCTGCACCAGCTGCGTTAAGATATCCGCTCCGGCAAGGAGGAGCTGTGGGGCCATAGTAAATATACCTTCGATAAAGATACTGCCAGTTTCTGCCGCTGCGGCTGCAATTCCTTCCGCATTATCTGCAATACCGCCAATGAGGCTCTGCACCAGGTTTACGCCCATATTCATCACTTTAGGAGCATACCTGGCCATTTCATCCAGCACTTCCGCCAGGCATTCTCCTGCCACTTCTATCATGCCCTCCAGGCCTCCGTCACGGTATGCTGTCCCCAGTTTTCCTACCATGGATGTGGCCAGCTGCACCATTTCCCGAAGCGGGGTATTGAGGTCTTTATACAAGCTGATGCCCAAATCCTGGAGCCCGGACTGCAGGATTTTTATATCTCCATCCAGATTGTCCAACTGAATGGCATACATATCTTCGCAGGCTCCTGCGCTTTCTTCAATTGCTAACGACAGTTCATTAAAGCGGTTAGTACAGTTGGCAAGGACCGCATTGGCTGCTGCCAGATCTGTTTTGTTAAACAGAGTTGTCAAGATACTGTCTACTGATTCATTGCTCATTCCAGCCATACCATTCTGCAGGTCTGCAAAAATTTCATTTAGGCCGCGCATCTTGCCTTTTGTATCATAGACAGTGATTCCCATCTGCTGCAGAGCCGCTGCTGCTTTATCTGTAGGGTTCTGAAGGCTCAGAATAATGTTCCGAAGGTGTGTACCTCCCTCTGCCCCCTTAAGCCCGTTGTCCGCCAGAATACCCAGCATCGTATTGAGCTCCACCGTCCCTCCGCTGAGCCCTTTGGCTGTACCTCCTACTGTCAAAATGGCTTCTCCCAACTGAGAGACATTGGTGTTTGCTTTGCTGGCTGTCTTGGCCAGTTGGTCGGCAAATTTTGTAAGTTCTGCCTCCGTGGCCTCTATCCCCAGAGCGCTCATGCTGTCCGTCACCATGTCACTGGCACGTCCCAGATCCATGGCTCCAGCCCCTGCAAGTTTTAAGACGGTAGGCAGCGCCGCCGCTGCCTTGTCCGCATCGTAGCCCGCAAGGGCTAAGTAGTTCAGTGCTTCCGCTGCTTCCGTCGCAGAAAAAGCCGTGGTAGCCCCGCACTCTCTGGCCGCATTTTCCAGGGTTTCAAAAGCTCTCTTCCCCTCCTCTGTCGTCTTATCTATGAGCATGGTGGCAGCAACTTGGCTCATGGACGCCTCAAATTCTCTTCCCACATCCACAGCCGCCCTGCCCATGGATGCTACTGCAGACACTGCAGCTGCGGTGGCGGAGCATATGGACTTAGCTGCCGCCCCGATTCCTTTTGTGGCGGCGCCCAATGCAGACTTAAGGGAACTGTCTACCTTTCCCATGATCCGTATTGCTATCGACAGCTCTTTGCTTGTCCCTGCCATAGTACCTTGCCACCTCCTCTGCAATCTCCAGCAGATCGAAAACCGGATAGCTTAACAGCCTCTCGTAGCTGTCTCCCAGAAGCAGCGACAGATGAATGCACAACTTTTTGATCTGCTGTGCATCCCTTGGCCTTAATCCTCTCCGTACAAAAAATTTACAACCCTGTTTTTCAACTTTGCCGCTGCCTTGGCTGGCAGGCCTTTAAAAAATTCCACTGGTTTTCCACAGGCTCTGGCAGCGATCAGGCAAGCATACTCCAGGCTGAGCTCCGGCATGGTGTTGACGGATCCGCCCCGCTCAATTGTTTTGCACACTGCGATCATGTCCGCCGCGCTCATATCCTCCAGCCCGCTCAAATCTATGCTGGTATAGCTCTCACCCTCAAAACGATATGGCTTATTCAAAGTAAGCAGGCACGGATTCTCCTCCTGGTCAGCCTCCTGATTTTCTGTAGCAACATCTTCCTGTTTTCTGATCTCCTCTTCCATCTTTTTCTCCTTTTCCCCTCCCGGCTCTTTCCCACTTTACACAGGCTGCCCGGAAATCAGCACATTCTCCGGATCCTCTCCATCAGATCCCTGCCGTGGACTTTATAGATATAATTAAGCTTGTCTAACTCAATTTCCACAATTCCTCCTATTTCAATCATGATGTAATATATCTCCAGCTTAATGCTGCTGTTGGTACCTGCGGCCTGCTTTGCTGTGCCCCCTGTAATTCCCTTGTTTTTCCCTCTCACCACAATGCGCATCTGTTTTGTGGCTGTGGCGCAGGTGTCGCTGACAGTATACTGGATGCCGCCCCGCATGGTAAGAGTGACAGAATTGCTGTCATCACACAAGCTGAACAGATCCTGGTCCAATACACGGAAAGGAATTTCCATCTCCATGCTCCCAAAGTGCCCCAGGGCAGGGTCGTCAACCTCTCCCAGGATTCCCGGGCCGTTTATGGTATCTGTCTTGGCCGCAAACTCCGGCAGATTCACTTCGTCTGAAATCCCTATTAAGCGGGTACTGTCCCTATAGACATTAAAGGAATTAATTTTTGAAGGAATGTTATACATTGTCACTCACCTCCCAGTGCAGCTTCCAGCATGGCCGGGTCAAACTCCAACACATTAAGGATATCTTCTGCCGGCGTAAAGGGTGCCAGATACTGATGGAAACGTACTTTCCCATCCATGATATCCGTTACCGGATTCTCGTCCCGGCTGTAGGTAATCCGCGCTCCTGCACACTTGCCTTGGGCAGTATAAGAGTTGCCCCGGATATTCTCCGCATCGCAGATTGCCTCGATCAGTCTGTCATCCATAGGATCATCAACCTTTTGAAAGTATGTCTGGATAAAGCTGTTTCCCCACCAGCTGAAGAAACGCCTGCAGCCGAACCACCTGTCTTTGGGATCTGAGGTTGCCGGATATGCTGCTGTATTGTTCCCCCAGGAGCGGAACCCACCCGCTTTTACAGCCGTAACCACACCAGTCCCCGCCACCGCATTGGCCTGCATCTGATCCATGACAATCTCTGTATCCGTCTCATCATCCATGCACAGACCGGTAATCGGCAGAGACTTGTTGGACGGATGCAAGCTGGGTACGTTGTCGTTTGCCGCATCTACCGATGCCGCAAGCGCGGAGAATACTGCGCTATAATAGTAAACACTGTCTCCTATTCTGACCTTTGGCCACACTGCCAGAAGGTGACTGTCCACAAGACCCGCCTTTTCTTTTGCAGCTTTTACGTCGCTGTATTTTACAGCCCCATCTGCAGTGCAGTCCAGATCAACGATGCACTCGCAGGAAAATACGCCGTTGATGTTATGGCACTTTGCCGCCATCACGGCAGCCACAGCCGCATCCCTGGAAAAGCCTGGAGCACTTATCAGCCCGGGAACCATACCATACAAAGGATATACCTGACGTACCAACTCCAGCCCCGACTCCTTTCCGGTAGCTACATCGTATCCGCCGATGATGTCCCCTGCCGTCACCATGGACGGGTCAATCTGCTCTCCTGATACGATAAGGGCTTCCGCTGCTGCTGCTCTCCCTGACTCAAGAAGGGTAATGACCGCATAGCCATTGCTGTCAAATTCCGTTATGTAATCCACATTTACTGTCAGTTCGGTTTCCGTTCCGGTTTTAGCTCCTGTCGTTCCGATTTCAGTGTCTGTTTCGCCTTCCTGCTCCGTCTCCGTTCCGTTTTCTTGCTCATCCTCTGTTTCAGGAGTCTCCTCCGCCTCTGCAGTTTTTACTTTTACAGACAACTTATCAAGCAGGAGACCTTCCTTTTTCACCACCACCTGACAATTTTTTACAGGATACTCTTCCTCCGGCATATCCTTTTTATGTTTTGCCGGATCCAGGACATTGATCAGAATAACCGGAGCTACAGCAAATTTCCTGAATGTTGCGTCAATACTCTGTGGCAAAGTGTATTTCTTGAAATCATCTGAGTATCCTACCGCCGCCGATGCCTCCGAAAAACTATAAGCGATTTTGGGTACACCTGCTGCACTGTAAGGCTTTTCCGCGAGATTTACCGGGGCAGTGCCTACGATAACCTGCAGTCCGGATGTACACAACTGCGGCGCTGTAAGGCTTGTGGGATTTTCCAGCACTCTTATGCCTCTGTTATATGCCATTGTCTTTACCTCCTCTCGCTCTTGTCACATGGACTCACAGGCTTTACGATAAAAGGTATTTATGGCACTCCCTTCCACCGCGAAATCCATATTTACCTGTGCCAGCCGCTCCACCGGCACTACCAGGGACCGAAATACCGGCTTCGTTTTGATATGTTCCTCCAATGCCTTCGGCAAACCATTGTTGTACACGGTATACCGTGCCGAAATACCTGGCAAATCCGGGCCGACATAAACCAATTGCTTCATCATGCGTATTTATCCTCCCTTCTGACTGCCGCTGCCTCAAAAGTCAGACTTACACCCCCAAAATAAAAGGGATGTGACTCTTCTTCCTGCAGACTCCAAAGCACAGGATACTGCAGAATATACCTGCCATTAAGCACCGGCTCCTTGGCAAACCTCTCGTATATCCTGGCTATAATTGTCAGGATATCTTTGTGTCCCTGCTTGTCATAATCTGGCTCATAGACTCCAATCAGCAAGTTAATATTTACTGCCTGGGCACTATCTGCATTCTCGATTTCTCCATCCACAATCCGTACTATGATATACGGATATGTATTAGGCGCCGTCAGATCATCTACCAGGCCATTCTCCAGGAGTTCTGGAGCCAGTTCTTCCTGCCCTATGGATACCGGCACCGGCAGAAGCTGTTCAAAGACATTGATATCACTTTCCACCCCTTGAGAATTTTTAAGCCGATATCCGGACAAAATTCTCTTTAATTCCTTTGCCAGCTCACCCTGCAAAAATGTTGCGACCATTCTTATCCTCCTGATAGAATTTTCTGCACCTGCGCATTAACATTTTGTTTCAGGTTATCCTTAATGTGCGGCTTTACAATCCCGTATGCTCGTTTTTCATTGCCTATCATGACCGGAATAGAGTTGGATGAAAAAGTTTTTATAGGCAGCCTTGCAGCTCCCTTACGCTGGGCTACAGCTACATGCCCGCTTGAAAACTTTGTGATAAAAGCTTTCAGGTTTCCCATTTCCAGAGGTTTCATTCTGCCTGCTTTGAGTACCTTTGCCTTTGTGGTGTCAGGACGTGCTGTACCGGTTCTCATAGTGGCAGGACTCACTTTATAGTCTTTCAGTCCCAATGGTTTGCCCGTTGCTTTTATGGTTGCTTCCAGTTTTGAGGCAGTCGCTGACTTTAGTTTCATGGCCTTATTAAAACGCCCGCTTTTTACGGTATAGGTCTCCTGTGCTTCAGTTGCCAGCTCCTTCCTGGCCTGCCTGGCCGTTTGATTTAATGCATTTTTTAAAGCCTTCGGTGCTTCGCTTTTTAATCGTCCCAGTTTGCGCTCTACCTTTGCCAGCATGTCCTGATCATAGGTTACTTCTATCATTGTTTTTTGTTTGCCTCCAGGTGCAGGGAATATATCCCTCCCTCGTTAATACTGTCCGCCACAAAAAGTTGTGCTCCGTCTATCTTTACAGGGGTTCCCACTCCCGGAAGCGGACCAAAGTCCAGAGCGCTGACATATACCAGTGTCTGCTTTTTATACATACCATCCATATGGCTTTTCATCCTTTTCTCCCGTTCCGTCAATTCATTGTCATCAATGACGATCAGCATTTTTTTGCCGTTTACAGTGTGCTCCTCCCCAAACTCTTCCGGATTAAGAAACACTTGTTTTACATCCTGGCGCAACAGCTCTTTAAACGTCGGCTTATGCACTGCTTTTCCTCCTTCTTCTGGGCGGGGCCGGCTGCGCCCCTCTGAGACGCCTGGGAGGCAGCTTGCCTATCAGATCCATGTCCGGCCCCGCAGAAGGATATGCAGGGCCGGGCAGTCCCGCGGGAGCAGTTACAGGCACTGCTTTTACATCCCGCTCCCGGGGCTGCTCCTCTATATCCTTCCAGACTGCTGCTCCGTTGCCGGTCCATATCTCCACAAGCTGCTGATTATGCACCGGCAGCACGTCACCCGGCTCGTAGCACACACTCTCAAAAAGGATTGATGAAACCGCTATGAGCTGCTCCATCACCCCACCAGCTTTACCAAGATTACTGTATCCTCTGCGGCAGCATCCTGAGCCGCATAACCTGCCAGGAAGTAAGCGGCAGGAGCCATTTCTGCCTCATCACCTTCCGATGCCGTGGCAGTACTGCTACTTTCGGTTGCTGTGATGCCTGTACCATCAAAGTACACACTGGCACCCTGTTCGATCGCTGTCGTGTCCGTCTTGGGCATCTCAAAAACGCCAGTTACATGCAGTGACCCCAGTTCTCCAGGGAGGATATCTGTTCCGGCCACGCCTATGCGTTCTCCAATGGGGATAATCGTGTTGGCATCAATCCTTGTATCTGTCTGATTCTTGTAGTCCAGTGTCTCTCCTCTTTGCCAATATGCAGCCTTGCTCATGTTCCTCCTCCTTTACTTTCTGCTGGGATTACGCTGTAGGTGCCATCTTTTCTCCAGGATTTTTTGCCATCCCTCGGAAATCTCTTATCGCTATACCCCAGTCAAGATAGATGTCCCAGTGGAATCCCAGCACACCAGGACTTTCCATGCGTCTTACCGTAGGCATCTCCTGCCCGTTTAAGTAGTCTACCTGTATCCCCCTTGCGCTGACCGGATTTGCCACCATAAACCACGGTACAGCATCATCTCCTGCCAGGGCATTAAGCACAGGTGTCTGAACGATGTTAATCGGATAGTTAAACAGCGGATTGACATCGTTGTTGCTGCTTCCCGTCACCTGGGCGCTGTGCAGGATGACCGCAAGGTCAAACTCATATCCCACGGGCACGATGATGTTCTGAGGAGTGATGTAAATTGCATCCCCAAACTGGTCACACTGGCGCTGCATCTGCAAGATCATAGCCTGTATTGCTGCCTGTGTGGGCTTTGACCCCTTAGACATAATGTTGTTATGATTCTTATGAAACAGAGGCACGCCGTCAAAAATCACAGTGTTCTTATGCAGCTGGATATAAACCTGCTTATCAATGGTCTTTTTCGCCGCTGCGGCAAACAGTCCCGGCACCTCAGTCAAAAATCCAACATCATCATTGATAAAAGCTTGTCGAGTCATGCTGAAACTACGCCCGTAGGTGTCCAGTTTGCGGTTGGGCAGCTTTTCAGTCTTAGGAATCATGGGCTTCAATTCCCCATTTTCCGGTACGATAAGAAAATCCCCCATTCCTCCGATCACGTATTCATAATCTGCTGTGGCTTTAAAATCCTTTAAGCTCCCTTTTGTGGTCCACGCCTGAAAAGTTGTTGGAACATGGTTATACAGGTGAACAATACTTTTTTTGATCGTATTATCCAAGATTGCCGGGAACGCTGCTGAAGGGTTGTAAAACTGCCTGGAGCACTCGACATACATATCATCTTGAGACATCCGCAGAAGGCTCCTTATATCCTGTCCCTCCCTGCTTAAGCACTCCACAGCCAGATCCCTGAGGCTCATGGCCTGCAGTTCCCGGGATCCGGCTTCCGGGTTTTCCACAGGGATACCTGCCCGGAGCAGAAGCGATTCCGACGCGCACCGCCTGAAGGTATCCCCCTCATCTTGAGTGACCTGGAGATTTACCGGATTCCCGGCTTGCCGCAGGCTGTCAAGGACAGCACTGCGCACCTGGTCCAGGGTTGCGCCGCTGCGGATATGCGCCGCCGGATCCATGTCAAATTCCCGGCACAGCGCTATAATCTCTGTAATACGAGTACGCTCTGCCTCGGCTGCTGCCCGCTGCATCTCTGCAGCAGATACAGGCGCCAGGTCGGGCATGGATGTGCCGGTCCCCTGCTCTGGGGATGCGGGGGG